TTTGGTACTGATGATGGTACTATCATGAATAATATGGAAGAGGTTACAGATAAAAGAGAAAAGAATTTAGAAACTGCATCAGAAACTTTAGTTAATGCTTTAGAAGGTAATGATCAATTTCTTATTTCCTCTGCTGCTAAAGCTGTTGAAAATGCATCAGAAAATTTAGGGGCTTCTAATATATCAGAGTCTGGGATAAATCTAAATGATGCAGTATACCAACGTAAGTATGCAATAGAAGAACATAAGGATGTTGCAAAGAGAGTTGAAACTTTAAAAACATTACAGAAAAATGCAGAAGAAAGTGGTAATACTATATTCGCTGCAACTCTTGCTCAGAAACTAATTGAACAAGAAATAAAATTAGGAGAAGCTCAAAAGAAAGTAGATATAAAAAATAATGAGTTAGAGGCAGCTAAAGCAAATGATAAGAAAGTTATAGAAAATAATATAACACCTGATGCAGCAAAAGTTATAGAAGAAACTACAGGAGAAAAGATAATTCCTGGAGGTTCAGATAAAAATAAAATTGAAGCAATTGCTAAAAACGTAGATGATAATAAAGATAAAGAAATTACTAATGCTCTTAGTTCTAAAACAGGTAATGCATTATTAAAAGATTCAAAAAAAGATCCTGATAAGTATGCTAAAGTTAAAGGTATGATGGGATTTTTATTTGGAGATCTTATAGACCAAAGAGAAATTGGAAGAGCTATTGCTGTATACTTAGGTTCAAGGGCTTTAGGTTATTCGCATGCTGATACAATTGGTTATGTAGCTAAGAACTATCTTAAAAGAGTTGATAGTAAGAATGCTAAGATGGATGCATTTATTAAAGCGAACGCAGGTAAATATGAAAAAGGTTCTCTTGCTGAATACAAAAGAACTGGTGATCCTGATGTACTTATACCAGTAGGTTCAGTTGCTAGACCTCAAGGTGAAGATCCTAAGATGTACTATTCAAAAGATTTTCCAAAGGGTAAGTTAGCTTATAAGTTTAAAAAGAAACTTCCTAGTGGAGAAGATATAGTTTACTGGTCTTATGATCAGGCAGGTCAAAGTAAAGTAGGAACAGGTCATCATACAGATGCAAGAAGAGTTCCTACTACTATTGAGTATGATAAAAGAATACAAGACAATGCTAAAATAGTTGCAGGTCAATTAAATGATCTTGTTAAAGCTGAAGGCCTTGGTAGAACTAAGACAGGTGAAACAGATTCAGGAGTTGCAAAGTGGCAGAACTTAACAGGTGTAATGCCATCAGCTCATGCTCAAGAGATAGCACTTTGGGCCGAACAGAATGGTTATAATATGACTCTACTAGGTTCAGGTCTTCAAACAGCTTTTGCAGAAATGTCAGCTAAAGCTAAAGAGACTGGTGTTAAAGAGTCATCTCTTATACCTTATTTAGAAAATGCTACTATTAAAGAAAGACTACTAGGCCAAGCAGCTGAGTTACCTCAAGCAAAGGTTGGTGATAAAATAGTTGTTATGGATTCAGAAAATTTAATAGAACTTAATGAGCAAGTTAAAACACTTTCAAATGCTATAGGTATGCATCCTGATAAATTTTGGAATGATGCTTCTGAATTATGGACAACAAAAGAGGATGATCATTATAAACAAACTGGTAAAACTTGGAGAGAAGTGTATCAAGAAGAAGCAAAGAAACCTGAGAACGAAGGGTTCACTCCATTCGCATTATTTACTATGAGAGTTATAAACTTAAGATCACAATAGGAGTTACTATGGATAACAATATGATTGATGTTTCAGTCTTTGAACCGCGACCTTCTTTTACGGAAGGTACTCCTTATTCTTTTCTTGATGCTGATACTATAAAGAATGATGAAGGTGAATTGTTTAGAGTGCAAGGTCTTAGTATGCCTGAGATTATGCATATTACTAAAGATGGTCTTACACCTGGCGGACCTGGAGGTTACGAAGCTACACAGCAAATACATAAGCTTGCTAAAGAAATGGGATTTAATAACGTTCATCGTCTTACAAATCCAGATGGTTCACCTATGATGGATGCAACAGGTAATAGACAACTTGTAAGAATAAGTGATGAGAACGGTAGAGACTTTGTACAATCACTTAGTAGTTATGGTATTAATAGATTAGGTAGTTATAGTTCTCAAGAAGAAATAGATGCTTATAACTGGGGTAAAGCAAAAAATTATATAACACCATTTGAAGATGACAAACCTTTAAATGATTTTGAAAAAGCTAAACTCGCTATTGATAGTGCAGTTGAATCTGAAACTTATAATGCTAGTAAATTTAAAGAGGTTGCATTAGATGAGCAACAGCTAGCTAGATTAAATGCACCAAGACAACCTGGAGAATCTATAGAACAGTATGCTGTTAGGCTACAGAGAGCTAAAGACTATACAAATGTTAGAGTACTTGCTAGACATAATGATAGGACTCTTAAAAATAAAGCACTTCATCCTTGGTCTGAAAGCTGGGATGTAGGATGGACTGGAGTTATAGAAGGCTTATACGGCGCAGCTGAAATGATTGGAGAGCGAACAGGTTTTAATTGGCTAGAAGCATTAGGTGATAAAGGTATTAAAAGACAACACGAATATCTTAAAAATAAACCTGAAATAAAAATGAATATACTTAAACCTGTATTAGATGCTGATGGTAATGTTATAGATAATGAATGGGATACAGGTGGTGTATCAGGATTCTTTGAGTACATAGGAAACATGGGTGCTATGGCTATGCCTTATATGGGTGTTACTGCTGGAGCAACATTGGCTGCACCAATTACTGGAGGAACATCCTTAGCTGTACCAGTTGCTATGTATACCGGACAAACCTGGAATGATATGGAAGGTGATAATAAAAGTGCAACATTAGCTGCTGCTGCTGGTATAACTATGACAGTGTTAGACAAGCTAGGTATTGTAGGTTTAATGGGTGGTACTAAAGGAATTAGTATATTATCTAAAGACTCTCGAGAAAAAATGGTAAACGCCTGGGTTAAGAAATATAAAAAAGGCGACATGTCTGCTGACAATAAAGCGTTAGCTAGAAATGCTATTGAAAAAATGACTAGACTTGAATCAGCAAAGCTAGTTAAACATGCTGCTGAAATAGCTAAAGACCAATTACAATACGGTAATATATTAAAATCTTTTGCAGCTAGATCCGCACAAGGATTTGGTGTAGAATCAACAACAGAAGTAGGACAAGAACTTACAGGATACATGGCATCTGTTATAGGAAGTGATAAGCATTTTGATTCTGTTGAATTACATAACAGATTAATTAATGCTTTTATTGCAGGTGGTACTTTAGGTGCAGGCTTTGGTGTACCAGGAACTATATATGATGTAGGTCAATGGACAGATGTTGCTGTAAGAACAGGACCAGCTGAAGATAAAAGATTATCACAAGAAGGTAAGTATGCAGAAGAAGAAGCTAGAAGAGGAAACGAGTATGCTACAGATGATAAAGGTAATATATTAAAAGATGCTTATGGACAACAGATAATTAAAAAAAGAGGTAGTCCAAGATCAGTAGATGATATTGCAATAGCTGCAGCAAAGCGTGCAAAGAATCGTATATTTGCACCAAGTGATACTGACTTTCTTCAGAAAGCAGAAGCTCATGATGCTACTCAAAAAACTAAAGATACTTGGACAAAAGTAAAAGAAGCAGCTGCTAATTTTCCTATGCTATATCAAGGATCTATGAGATTTTTAATTAGCCCTTATACAAATAACCAAAGTGTTAGAGATATAGGTGCACTAGTAAATGGCTTCTTACATAAAATAAATCCAGGAGAATCTTTAGAAGAGTATAAACAACTGCAAGCTGCAACGTTTAGAAAAATGATTAAGAGTCCAGCAATGCTTTCTAAGAATGCAAAGTTTAAAAGAATAAATCAACTTGAGTTATCTAAGATTACAAATGCTTTTGGTGAGTGGGCTAAGGACAGAGATCTTACTAAACTTGATTGGAATACTTTACCTGATGGTAGTGCAGCAGAAGGAGATGCTAATTTTACTGGAGGAGTAGATCTTAAAAAGCATAAAGATTGGTTAGCTGAATTTACAAAAGAAATAAATGCATTAGGTGATGCACTTTATAATCAGCAAAGAGAAGCTCGATTAAGAATGAATGATGGTTCTAAAACAGATAAAACATTTGACGTACCATATTTAAAAAATTATATGACTAGATATAAGTCAATTAATAAAGCAGCTATTGAAAGAAATAAAAATGGCTTTATTAAAATGCTAATGAAATCAGAATTCTCAGATGGAACAAAAGGGTTCGGTAGTTATAAAGGACCTAATGGTAAAATAATTAAACAAGGTTTTACATTAGATGATGCAACAAACTTAGCTAATCAAATTTTAAATAATGGTGATATGCTTGATGAAAGAAGTGTATTTGAAGTAGGTAGAGGAAGATTTATTCCAGCCTCTCATAAAAATAGAACATTAAATCTATCAGAGAATAAAGACTTTAATGAATTTATGGAGCAAGATGTTTTTGTAAATATTAATAATGCAATTAAATCTGCCACAAGATACATGGCATACCAGAAATATGTTGGAGATAATAACGAAATACTTAATCAGATGTTAGAAGATGCAATGGCAAATGGTTTAGCAGAAAAAGATGCTAACTATTTAGCGGCAGGATTAAGAGATTATCTTCAAGCAGAATCAGGTAACTATAAGCGTATAGAAAATCAAACAATAAATAGTATTCAAAAGAATATATTAGTATGGACTACCTTAGCTGGATTACCTATGGCTACTATATCTTCTATGGTAGAATACATGATGACGCTAAGAGCGCTAACACCTGCACAAATAGCTACAACTATAAAAGCATCAGCTAAAGAATTTGCACAAGCAGCTTGGGATACTATTACTAATCCAGGTTTACAAAACATTGAAGCTAGGAAAAGAAAAGAAGAGAGACAAGCTAAGCTACAAAAGTTAGGGTTCTTTGATTGGGATGTAGGTGCTGCACAAACTACAGGTGCTACAGAAAATACTTATGCTTCAAGATATTTATTAGATAAATATTTTAGAATAATAGGGTTACAACAATGGACAGACTATACTCGTAATATAAGAGCTGCTATTGCAGATGATTTTATTATGGATCATCTTAACACTATTAATACACAAAGAACAACTAATGGTTTATATAGTAATGAAGTACAAGAAGCTGAAGAGCAATTAAGAAACCTAGGATTAGATGTAAATAAACTTTTAGCTTTAGCTAATCAAACTTTAGGATTACCTTTGTTTGATAGAGTTAGACCACCGTTAGCAGATACAATGTTAACTATGAGAGAGACTGACCAAGAGCTAGAAAGAATGTTTTCATTAGCAGAATATAATTTTATTAATGAAGCTATAGCATTACCTGGTACAGCTAACAGACCATTGTTTTATCATAATCCACATCTTGCTTTGTTCACACAGTTTCAAGGTTTTATTGCAACCTTTACTGCAAATCAAATACCTAGAATGTGGGGTGATTACGTTAAACGTGGTACACCTGCAATGAAGTATAATGCTTTTGCTATTATGTGTACTATGATTGCATTAGGATTTGTATCACAATACTTAAAAGATTTATTAAAGTATGGTAAGGCTACTCCTTATTTAGATAAGGGAGAAGTAATACAAAGAGGGGTAGGTGCATCTGGATTGATTGGTGTTGCTGAAAGACCTCTTAACTTTTTCTTTCCTATCTATGAAACATCTTCTAGTAATATGGTAGAAGAATTATTTCAAACAGTTTCAGGAGAAGCTGCTGCTTTATCTAACGTAACTAGAGCAGCTACAGGAGTAGGTCAATTGATTGAAGGTAACATAGAACCAGGTGCATATAAAGTACTTAAAACTACACCACTAACAGGACCATTTAATCAATTAAATAGAGCCGCAGCTAGTGGTATTAATGAATTATTTGGCGGTTAAGGAGATAATATAAATGAAACAAACAGGTATACAAACCATAGCTAAGACTCCATTACAAAGAGCAGGAGCTACTGATACTAATCAACCTCTGTTAAAGCTTCCAATACCTGGACAAGATATGATGACTACTCAAGAAGCTCAAGAAATTAGTAGTCAAGACTTTGAAGAATCAACTCAAAGAACAATAGCTCGACAGCAAGCTGCTAACCAAGAACCTCCACCTATTCAAAGTGAAGATGACTATACAGGTTTTGAACAACCTACCGGAGAAGCATATGAAACGCCTACTCCAGTATTAGCTGATGCAGTAATAGGTGGTATACAATCACAAGCTGAAGAAAATATTAATGTAGATCCTGCTGAAGAGCAAAGAGAACGAGAAAGAATTCAATCGATTCCAGAAATGTGGGGAGTTAAAACTTTAGCTGGTATCCATGCTACTATAACTGATGAAAATAATATACTGTATGGGCCTATGTACAGAGCTAGTAGAATGGGTAATGTAAATGTTGCTAAAATGTTAAGCACTGAATTATCAGAATGGATGGGAACAGGAGATCCTGAATCTGCTTTTACAATAAGAGAGAAAAGAAAAAACAAAGATTGGAAAGCAAAGTTTCCAGCTATGAAAGATTCTATAACAGAGACTGATCAAAAAAATATTTTATATAATCCTAAACTATTAGATGCAGGCTTATGGAATCCTGAATTAGAATACAAAGGTGGTAAGGGTGGTATTCAATTAGATGAAGACTTCTTACAAACTATGTCTTTAGTTACTGAACAGTTTTATGTACAGTCATTACATACTAGAGCTGAAGAAGATTTTGAAACAGTTGCAGATTTAAATGATCCTGAACTTACTCCTATAAATGTAGCTTCTTTTACAAAAGCTGAAGGAAGAAAACAATTAGGTAAAGATATATTCCAGCAATGGAAAAGAGTACAAGCAACAAAAAGAGGAATACCTACAGATACTTATGCTGCAGATTTTAAATCAATTAATGATGAAGTCTTTGAGCAGCTAGGTGACTTTGCTAAAGAATCATACTTCTTAGTTAACCAAGATTTAATGCAAAGAAAAATTCTTAGTGATAACCAAGTAAGATTTTCTTTAACACCCGAAGGTAATAAATTATTTAACGATACTTATTATATGTATGGTACAATGTTTGGTGCTAAAGAGGTTGCACCTATGGCAGCTCCTTCTGAAGATGGTCAAATGGTTTTTGAAGGTCAGACTTATACTAGACGAGTTACTACTGGTATAGGAGATCTAGGTGATACAACTCACTTGTTTCAAGCAATGGCTAATATGAATAAGGTTGTAATAAGAAACGATCCTCAAAGAGAACGTGCTGCTTTTATGTATGCAGGCGCAGCTATAAGTACTGCTGACAATCCTCAAATAGTTAATGGACAAATAGCAAATGATTTTAATGAGCGAGAGTTAACAGAAGTTTATTTTAATGATGGGGAAGGTTCATACTCAAAAAGATTATTAGATTTAGAAGTACCTAATACAGATATTCAATGGTCTTATAATCCTAAAGAACCTAATTATGCAAATATGTTTGGTATAGGTACAGAAAAATTTGAATCTTTACTACAAGAAAAAGCAAGGTTATATGCAGCTGCTTATGATATGGAACAAAAAGGTTTAGCTGTAAATCAAAGTGGATGGGGTTTTGATTTATATCTTTCAGCTAAAATGTACAATCCAAAAAGTATATTAGATAAAGAAAGAGAAAAATTAATGAGCATTTTAGATGGTGCTAATAGATATTCTGGTAAAAATAATTATTTAACTTTTGCTATGCAAGCATTAACAGGAAGAATGCATTCACAACAAACACTTTATAATCCTCAAGCGCATAAAGTATTAAGATATATAGTTGGAGGTGGTAACACTTATCAATGGACTCCTGGTAAAGGTAATCTAGATTTTACTTTTATAGAAACTATGTCAGCTCATCTATTTGAAAACCCTAAAGTACCTGGTGTAGAAAACTTTAAAAAGAAATATGGTATAGCAAGAACACCTAAAGAAAGAATAAAAGTATTTAAAGAAGAAGAAGCTAATGCTAATAATCCTGATAGTTTATTTATGAAGTATGTTAGGTGGGGTGAAGAGCTAGAAAAAATTACAACTCCTTTTAATTCTAAAGCAGCTGGTAATTTATTTACACAATTTAGAAATGCTTCGGGTGATCCTCGAGTAAGAGAACAGGTAGTAGGCCAACTGAAAAGAGGTTTTAATAATGATCCTCTTAGTCCTGATTTAAAAGCTTACTTAGCTAAGTTTGAACAAGAGGCTATACTTCAAACAGACTATCTAATAAACCTAGCTAAATACCATAGAATAAAAAAGCATAACAAAGAAAACCCTAATCAACCTCAGGTTTTTAGATCTAGTATTGTTTTAGAAATAGATGGAAGAACTCATGGACCTGCAACCTTAGCTACTTTATTAGGTAGTGAAAGCATGGCTAAAAGATCTGGCATAATAATGAAGCAGGATTTTCAAGAAATGTTAGGTGGTGAGTATAAAGATCTTCGAGATGCCATGATGGATTCCATGGATAACAACTTTGAAAAAATATCTGGTGGTATTTCTTATATTACAGATGAAAAAAGATCTTATTGGAAAGCTATATTGCAAGCAGCCTTTGAAGATAGAGAAAACTTTTTAAAGAAATCTCCTATGACTATGGGATATGGTCAAGAGATACAATCTTTAAGACAGCATGTTGATACTACTGTATTTCAAAGTAAAGAAATAAATAATATTATGGCTGAACAAAAATTAAAACCTGCAGAAGTAATTGATTTCTTACATACAATGTTAGTAGGATCTATCTATGATACTATGGATATTAATACTATTCGAGCTGCTAAACTAATTAAAACTACAGGATATTTATCCGCTTTGTCTGGAGTGTTGTTTCAATTACCACAACCTACAGGCTTATTAAGTACAATAGCTGGTAAAGATTCTAGGCAAACAGGACAGTCATCTTATACATTATCTTTTACAGATCCTGAAACAGGAGCGGTTACGGCGCTAACTGAAAGCCAGCAAATGAATGTTCAACAGTATGAATCTATTACATCACCTGCTGCTATGAGAAAAATGTTTGGTCAGACAGTACTTGGTGGTTACGCAACTGGTCGATTACTTCCTGCACTTATACAAGCTTTCGATGCTAACATGGTAACAGGAGTATTCAGTGATGCTAAGGTAGGACCGATAGTAGGTACTGATAAAAATGGTAATCCTATATATGGAAAGTCTATAACAACAAATAACTGGTCTAAGATTCAAGCGGCTGCTAAAGCTAATGGTGCAGAGAATGTTTTTGTATTACCTATCTTTGATGCTTTCTTAACTGATCTAGGAACTAATGCAGCTGTAAGAGAAGCTGCTAATAGAGTTTATCAAGATTCTTTAATTGAAGGTCAGATGATGGAGAAGGTTGTAGATTATTATGAGAACACATTAGTTCCTCAAATGAAAGAAATAAATAGTTCAGAATCTTTTAATTGGAAGGATACAGCTAATCGTTATTTTATGTTACAACAACTTTTTGCGGAAGGTAATTTAAAAGATCCAGCTCCAAGTTTAAAGAAAGCTATTGAAAAACTTTCTTGGGATGAAGAGTTTCAGTGGCAAGATGGTTTAGAAACTTTAAGTGAATGGCAGAAACGTACTAAAAAGTTATCTAAGAAAAGAGCACAACAAGTTTATACTGCGGCGGCGGCTGAAATGAAACTAAGCATACCTCAATTTGAACAGCTAATGAATGGTGATAAAATAACTGGAGGCCAAGCTAAAATATTAATTAGTTTAGTAACACGTATATTAAGTGTACCTAGTAATATGAGGTGGGCTAAGACTGAGATACCTAAAGCTAGAGCTGATATTAAAAATGCTATAGCAGAAGGAAGAGTAGCTAATATAGACAATGCTTAAACGTCTCCTTTAAGAGGAAAAACAAATGAAGCATTTTAAAACGTGGTAATATATTATATGATGTGAGGCAATACGATGATAAGTAAATTTTTTAAAAAAAGATTTTTAGATTTTAACTATGACTATATAGATTTTTCAAACCTGTTTAGCCGATATTAAATATAAAAAAAATACCCCTAAGAGTATCATAAGATATTCTTAGGGGAGTTTTTATTTAGTTTTATTACATTTTTCAAGAGCTTGTTTCTTCCAATCACCCATATTCTTTAGGCCTTCGGATTCTTTACCCTCTTTTATATACCAATCAAGTCCTCTTTGGTATTCGTTTTCAATTATTAATTCATCTAGCTGTTGGTTTGACATGCTATCATCTAAAGATGGATCCATGCCAAGACCTTTCAATGCTGTTTTTGTATCAGGTTCTAAACCTAATCTTACTGGAAGTATTCCTTTCTTACGCGAAGAAGTAGTCACTGTTCTTTACCTCTCTAATATCTAAGCTACCTAGCTCAGGTTGGTTGTAGTTAAAATTATCTGGATTTGTTACTAACATTCGTTCAATTACTTCAAAGAAATTAGAATAACTATACATTGTTATAAACTCTTCTTTAATAAGTTTTAATAACTCATCAACATCACACGCATGTACACTATATGAATCGTGTACGGCGCCAAAATCCCCTCCCCATTTAGCAATTACTTTAGCCATATGTGTAGCATCCATAGAGTGCACAAAGTTAGGCGAGATTCCAGACATAAAAGATCTTATCTTTGGTTTGTCTGTAGGTTCTTTACCGACATGTTGTATTCTTATTGTATCAGTTTCTTCTTTGCTACCATCTTCTTTAGTTAGTATAGGCTTAACCTTCCTTTGACTACAGCTGATAATAGCTTTCTCTTTAAATTCATTCTCAACGAATGCTTCATATGTAACTGGAAATCCAGATTGTGTTGTCCACTTTATAGATTTTTGTTTTATATTCTTAGAATATTCGGAAGCTATCTCAGCTTCAGCAATTTTCTGTAAGAACTTCATAGTTTGTAGTGGACCTGCACAAACTTTATCTATTGCTTTAATTAAATGCTTAGCAAGTAATTCGCAATCCTCTTCAGTTATATTATACTTATTTAAATACCCTTCAACATGGCAGTCAAGATACATATTCTCTGCAATCTTCTGCGCTCCTGCACTGTATGCACGAGTCATAGAACCACGCTTAGCTATACCTTTACGTATATGTTTCATTGGCATTTGTCTTTCTTCAAACCATTCCGGTACTCTTTTAATTAAATCTTTAGCACACTGTACATAAAAATCTTTTTGAATATCTTGTGGTACGATTCCAACTAACTCACCTGCTTCTTTATCTTTAGACATAGCACATAGATGTTGCCATCCATTGTTAGATCCATCAACTGGTATAGGAAGATAAGTAATATATTCTTCTTGTTCAAGTGCATCTTTAATTTCTAATACACTAGCTAATAAACTAATAGGTTTTTCTGCATTAGGATTAATAATTTCTTTATCAGCTATCTCTAATAACTTTTCAATATTATTATCTGTCCATGCTTCACGATCTTCTAACGTCATTTTATCTACAGATATATCATCTAACTCTTCATCTTTTAGGAAAGGTTTATAATCTGTTGTTAACCAGTTAGGAAGATTATCTTTATTATAAGTTTCATTATAGCAACATGCTATATGAATCTTTAATCTTCTTAATCCTGCATCAGTCATAGGTTTTCCTTTAGAGAAAAGCATTTGACCTCTGGCTATGTCATTACCCTGGAAGTTTAAGAAAGGTGTTGTATAATATAACCTACCTCTATAATCTGCTTCAGTGTATTGATAAAATGGTTTGTCACCTATTAGATCTGATCGTGCCATAGTTAAATCAAATTCTATTATCTTTGATTTATATTTCTTAGGAAAGTTTTTATACTGATCGAGTATCTTATCTCTATTACGATTTAATATATCTCTAATTTTAGTATTAACTTTCCATTCAGTTTGTTGTAATACATTCATACTTTTAATAAAGCTATTAGCTAAGTATGGTTTAAACTCTTTACTTCTATCATGTGTCCAGCCTTTTATTACAGGTCTTTCAGTAGGTTGCATTAAACTATTAATAGGTTCTGGCTTTTCAAATACAGTTCCTCTTAATAAATTTATACTACCTTCAGGCACAAGTAGATCCCATTTTTCAGGGACTACTATGTAATGTGCACGACTTCTTTTAAGACTACGATCTAAAGATTCTACAGGAATAAAAGTATTATCTCTAGTCTTACCTATATTAATTTGATGTGTCTGATAGAAAGGTTCTAAGAATAAATCACCCATCATAACTCTGAGTTTAAACCAATCCCATGGTGCATCATTTTTATTAGAATACTTTATTTGTTCTAATATATAAGTACCAATAGCTACACTTAAATGTGTAAGGTTAGCTTCACCTTGATATGATTTGTTTCCTCTCATGCTATTACGAGCAAAGTGTTGTTGTATAGTATCCATAGTAAATACTAAATAAGCTTTAAGATCTTCTAATGAAGTTTCTTTTAAAAGATTACAGGCAATATGTGCTTTGGATTTAGTAATCTTTTTCTTTAAGTATTCAAGTTGTTCCTCCATTTTACGCCCTTCACTTTTATATTGTTATTTAATAGTAATAATATACCTGCTTCATCACTATATGTTTCACTAAAAAGAACTCTTGTTATACCTGCTTGCATTATGAGCTTAGCGCATTCAATACAAGGTGAGAGAGTGCTATATAATGTAGCACCCTCTGAGCTTATTGTACCCTTTGCTAGCTTACATAATGCGTTAGCTTCTGCATGTATAACTTCTTTCTTTGTAGATCCATTAGCATTCTTACATTCATTATCCATACCCGAAGGCATGCCATTAAATCCGAATGCAAGTATATTATTATCTTTAACTACAACGACACCGACTTTATTATCGGTATCGTGTGACATGTTGCTTACTTCTTTTGCAATGTTTAGATATAACTTATCATATCTATCTTGTTTAGTTACTGCATCTGTGTAGTTACTCATTAAACCTCCGAGAAAATATTCGTTGAAGTCAGTCTCCCCGTCTTGTTATCATACATAGCTGCACCTGCTGAACCTGTAAGACCTGTAAATCTAGATTTAAGTACTCTAAATTTAATTGTATTACGTTCAATTTCATTGTCAGCTACTAAGTTTCTAGCGAATGCTACTATATCAAATGATATTTGTTTGATAGAACCACTACCTTTAATATCATCAATAGATGCTAGCTTACCTTCTTCAAATGAAGCACCACCTCCAGGAGCTTTTCTTAGGTGTGATATTAAACACAACCACACATTATGTTTCTTAGTAATTTTAAGTAAGTCACTCATTACTTTATCGATTGCTTCGTTACCAGATAAACCTTCAGCTCCTTCTGATACTGCAATAGTAATGTGATCTAGTACAAGATACTTACAACCCATTAGACACATGTATTCTATCTTATCGGTTAGTGTTGAGTCACCTACAGAACCTTGATGATCTAGTAATACTAATCGTTCATCA